GATTTTTGCCCCGCCTACAAATGCAGAACAGCAAATAGCAGATGTTGCGAATAGATTTATTGGTGGCATTGGTATTCCTGGCCCTATCGATCCATTAACTGGGGCTGTTGCTGGAAACATTGGCCCCCGTCCTTCTACATCAAATGCTATTGCTAGAGCACAAATTAGAGCATTACGACAAGCCTGTAACGGTGCAGGCAATTATTTTGCTCAAGGTGTTTGTTATACAGGACAAGGTGCAGTTGACAAAGCCAAACAACAAGCGGCTACGGCGGACAATCCAAACGTTCCTGATGCAGTAAGCAAGAAAGGAGAAACGTGGCTTGAAGAGCATTCAGATGAAATTGATGAGAATGGAAATTTTATTGGAGAGGTAACAGCGCAACAAGCAGATGTTGCAAATGCTGTAAATCAAAAAGAAATTGAAAGACAGCAATCTGTTGAAGATATTACTGGTGAAGATAGGTCAGATAAAATTAGTCAGGTTGTAGATGTAATAGAAAATACCGTTGCTACTGCTGTTGATTTGCTTGGAGATACAACTAATGATAGTACTGTTCAAACTGCTACTAATGTGATTGGCACGTTAATAGGAGGTGATGACGACCAGGAAACATTAGGAGATGATCTTCAAACTAAATCTGAAACACTAGAAGTAATAGATGGGTATGATGATTTAACAGATGCACAAAAAGAAGCTATTGATAATGCAATTGTAGCAGGCGCAAATGTTTATATGGGCGGGCTTGGTGACTTAGACGTTGTGTTTACTGGAGTAGAAGCTGGAGGATCGTCTGCTAGCGACTCCGCTAATGCCGCCGCAGATGCCGACTCTAATACTGAAGATGCTAATACCGCTGATGCTAGTGCAGATGCTAGTGCAGATGCTAGTGCAGATGCTAGTGCAGATGCTAGTTCTGATGATTCATCTGCTAGTGCTAGTAGCACAAATACAAATCAAGAAGTAGATACGTCTGTTTTACAGGGGCTTCCTGATAGTGGAGCAGGAAGCTCAAATGAAACAGGAGGGCAAAAAAGTTCTGATGGCACTCCAGATAATGAATATGCTGTTATTGATGCAGACGGCAACCCTGTTTTAAATGATGATGGAACAGAAAAGAAAGTAGTTGTATGGGAGGATGCGGATGGCTCATTTGTTGTTATTGGCGATAGAACTGTAATAAACACAGATGATGGGGCGTATGTAATTGTAAACACAGGCGATGAAGAAAATGAATGGGGTACGTCTGGGGTATGGACAGCAACAGATAAAGATGGGAACACAACAGAGTATGATTTTGATAACGATACTGTAAAAGATATTGTAATTACTGAGGTTCCCAATACAGATCAAGAAGGCACTGGAGATCAAACAGCTACTCAAGGTTCTGGTTCTGCTACAAGCACAGGAACGTTTCCTCCTTATGTGCCTCCTGTAATTACACTTCCTGGTTCTAGTGGCACTGGAATTGGTGGTTTATTTAATGTTGATTTAGAAAGCATTTTGGGAACCATAATTGTTAATTCTATTTTAAATAGTGGGTCAGGCTCATCAAATGCTGGCAATGTTCTTTCTTCAGAAGTAACTTCACCAGTAGATGATTCTTCAGATGCAACTAAAACAGACACAAATACAACAAATACAAATACAACAAATACAAATACAACAAATACAAATACAAATACAACAGAAACAACTACAACCACTACAACTACAGACCCTAATGCTGGAAGATTATCGTTTGATGATTTTGCTGAAATATATGGAAATGATGGAAACGGCGGAAACGGCGGAAATGGTGGAAATGGTGGAAATGGTGGAAACGGTGGAAACGGTGGCAATAATGTAGATGGTGGAAGCAATGGGGATGGAAAATTTCCATCGGCAGGAAGTTATGCAGGAGGTTATTGTAAAACTAGAGGGCCAAATGGCGGCACGTTTGTAGGTCGTTTCCATGACGGAATGGGTGGAACCTATGAGCAAGAACGATTTGAAGCGGTTTGCTCAACAACAGGTCAAGACACAACAGGTGTAGATACTAAAAGCACAGGCGGTAATGGCGGTGGTGATGGCCCTGGTCAGGGACCAGGAGATGGGCCAGGGGAAGGCAATAAAAATCAACCAGAGCCAGAACCTGAGCTGGTACAGCAAATAGCATCGCCATCTATTCCTTCGCCATCATTTACAGCAGATGGTGAAATAAATTATCAAGACCCAGGAATGGTAAGCATCATTGAGCCTGCGGCATTAGGGCTATTAGGCGGGCTTGCTAGTAACTCAATGGATGCTTCTGCGGATCTTCTTGGAAGGTTGTCGTTTAGTTCTCAGCAACCCCAGCAATCTCAACAAGGGTTTACCCAGCTTCAGAGATTTGACCAACTTCAGGGGCTTAGTAATTCAAGTATGTTTGATAATGTACTAAGAAGGAATTATATAGCATGACATATTTAAATCTTGTTAATGGTGTTTTACGCAGACTTCGTGAAGATGAAGTTACGTCTGTGACTGCTAACACATACAGCAAGATGGTTAGCGATTTTGTAAATGATGCTAAAGATCTTGTAGAAACGGCATGGGATTGGTCTGCTTTGCGTAGCACGCTAACTATTACTACTTCAGCAGATGATAACCTTTACTCTATTACAGGAAGCAGAAGTGAAGGCAAGGTTCTGAATCTAATTAACGATACATCTAATTTAGAGATGACTTATGAAACTCAGAACTGGTTTGATAATAAGGAGTATATACAAGAACCTGTAACTGGTGCGCCTCAATACTATACATACAGCGGTGTAGATGGTAATGGCGACTGCCAGATCAAGATATACCCTACGCCTGACAAAGCATATACATTACGAGCGCGAGTTGTATTAAGAAACATAGAGCTATCTTCTAACACTGATACTCTTGCTATTCCTAGCGCGCCAGTACTGCACATGGCTGTAGCTTTGCTTGCAAGAGAAAGAGGAGAAACTGGAGGCACATCAACTGCTGAGTATTTCAACATAGCAGACAAGCATCTTTCTGATGCTATAGCGTTGGATGCACAAAAGCATCCTGAAGAAACTATATTCTATACGCCATAGGATCTGATATGTCCCAGCCACTTAAAAGCATTAACTTACTTAGCCCAGGGTTTAAAGGTGTAAACACTGAAGATTCCCCTGTTGCTCAAGATGTTGATTTCGCAGAAATCGCAGATAATGCTGTTATTGATCGGAAAGGACGATTAGCCGCTCGCAAAGGTTTTTCTACTATTACGACAAACAAAACAGTATTAGGTACAGACTACATACATAACATACACGAGTTTTACGACAGTGCTGGTAATGAAGTTATATTTAGCACTGGCAATAACAAGATAATGACTGGCACTACTACATTAGTAGATGCAACTCCAGGTTCTTATACAATTACTTCTAATGACTGGAAGATTGTCAACTTTAATGACAAGGCGTATTTTTTTCAGCGTGGCTACGATCCTTTGGTATATGACAATGCCAATGGTCTTAGGACATTTACAGTAGCCAATGGTGGAGCTACTAACGCTACATTTAAAGGACATGAAGTTCTTGCCGCATTTGGTCGATTGTTTGTTGTTGGTAACGCTACTAATGACAACATTATTTACTGGTCTGATCTTTTAAATGGCAATGCATTTACTGGCGGGTCCAGTGGAAATATTGACGTATCTAAGGTATGGCCTAATGGTTTTGACAAGGTAGTAGCTCTTGCCGCACACAATGGATTGCTTGTTGTTTTTGGTGAGCAAAACACCATTGTTTATTCTGGTGCTACTAGCCCTGCGAGCATGGCGTTAAGCGACAGTATTCCTGGTGTTGGCTGTGTAGATAGAAAGACAGTACAAAGCATTGGTAGTGATTTATTGTTTTTAAGTCAGGATGGGCTGAGAAGTCTTGGCAGGGCAGTACAGGAAAAGTCTTTGCCAATAAGTGACCTAAGCAGAAATGTAAAACAAGATTTAATAGGCTCAATACAAGCTGAAACTAGCCCTGTTACTTCTGTATACAGCCCCGAGAATTATTTCTATTTACTAGGCATGGTTGATAGCACAACTGTGTATTGTTTTGATTTGCGTGGCACATTAGAAAATGGGTCATATCGTGTAACTAAATGGCCTAGTGTAGATTTTAAATCTTTTGCTAGAGACAGAAATGGTGATTTATATATTGGTTCAACAAGCGGGATAGGCAAGTACAGCGGGTTTACTGATGCTGGTAGCTCATATCGGTTTAGATACTTTAGTCCACAGCTGACATTTGGTGATCCATCTAGGATTAAGTTTCTAAAGAAGATTCGTCCTACAATTATTGATGGTTCTAGCTCGGATATATTTTTGAAATGGGGATATGATTTTGCATTATCCACTAACTCAGCAACATTTCAGACTAGCAGTGGCACTCCAGGGTTTTATGGTGAGTCAGAGTTTACAGTTGCAGAATTTACAGAAGGTGATTTGATTACACGCACATCACTAAACACAACAGGGTATGGCAGTGTAGTAAGCGTAGGTTTGGAGACTGACGTAAATGGAAACTCTATATCACTGCAAGACTTTAACGTACTAGCATTAGTAGGAAGGACTTTGTAATGGCGATCACAATAGGAAAAATTGGAGAAGGCCTTTTAGAGCTAGGCGGCGGTCTTTTAGAAAATCTTGGAACTACTGCTGCTGTAGCTGGCGGTCTTGCTGGTGTAAATCAAGCATATAGCAGGCTTGGTAACATTGGTGAGGCGGCTCAACAAGGCGCTGTAGAGATTGGTGAGGCTGGCAGGATAGATGCTCAGTTTAAGCCTTTTACTGTAGGCGTTGGTTCGTCATCTGCTACACCCTCTCAATACTTTAGTTCTGGTATTAGTGTAGATGAAC